AGCTATGATAGTGAATTTTCGATCCTCATTGTATCGGCTTTTAACTACAATATATGGCCATCCAGCCCAACTGCTTTGAATTGGATCAGAGACACCTGAAGACACCACATCTTCAGCAGAATCAAAATTAACTTCGGCTTTATCATTTGGATAAAGATGCTCTGTCATTTCTCGACCTTTTTCAAAGAAGCACTCGCCTACAGTATCTGGATGATACCCAGCGGCAATGCACAGACCGTAAAACTTATCAGTTAGTTCTGGCAGACCCATTGAATCGTGGGTACTTTCGTAGGTAAATATTTCTTCGTAATGCTCTATTGTAATTTTCATAATTTATAGACAACTCAACCAGATACAGAGGCATACAAAAATGCATAGTGAAAATGAGCTAATGATCACCTTTTCGTGTAGCTGAAGTGGTCCGTTGTCGTTCTTTCGTTCGTTGAATGATTTTTTCATTATAGTTCTTCGATTGCTTTAATCATTCGCTCACGTGCGATTTTCTTTGCTTTAGTATGAGATACAAATGAATCAATAGACTTTTCTTCAGATGCTTTCTCTCGTTGAATACGATACACCATTGCTTCAAGGATTAGTTTTAGTGCTTCTTTCATAATTATTTCTTCTTCTCTGGATTAACATTAACTACCCACCACACAAATCTACAGAATGCAGCAACTGAAACTGCTGCGGTGATTATATATATTACTTCACTCATAATCTTTCCTCAAATTCAAATTGTACATTCAAAGACCTCATTGCATACTTAGCAACGTGATTCAATGCTTCCATATCGTCATACTCAACATATCGATTCCCGACAGTTTTCATATAGTAACCTTCGTGATCTTCCTTGATCCAACAGAGAGTGATACAAGCTTCCTTATCTAATTCTTTATTGTAAATCCAAGCAACAATCTCGGCTTCCCTGTCCACGGTTGCTGGTCTAAATTCTACCTCGTTATATCTCATCATAATTGTTTTATATTTACAGTCATTTCTTATCCAGATTTTTTTTGATAGCCTTGTCAATCTTTGGAGTTACCAAATGACCGACATGATCGTTGTGGACAAGTGCGCCGCTTGAGCGTCCCATGAGTTTTCTCTTTGTTGCATTCGGCGCTCTTAAATCAGCACCTGGTTTTATTTTTTTAGACATACAACATATAATGCCTAAAATTTAATCAATGTCAACAAAAAAGTTTGGTTTGGTGCTTTTTTCTTTATTAAGATAATTTTTTAAAATTAAATAAGCCTCTTGTATTGTTTTGGGCTTCCACTCTGGATTAACTTCCCGCATTGCTGGAAGAGCTATCTTCTCAAAATAAGTTTTGCGCAAATCTGTTATTTCGCCAGATTGCACGAACGAATCAAGCATGCAGTAGGTTGATTGAAGATTTTTATCCATTTTGTCCAAAAGTCTCGTAGATGATAAACTCTGGTTGGTTATCTTTGGATTTGTACTTATTCGGGAAGACGGTTACTGGCATCTTCTTGCCATCAATAACAACGTATCCCGCGAGATACTTGCCATTTTTTCCGTCTTTCTTCCAGAAAGCGCCGCGTTGTTGGTCAGTCCATGTAGTATTCATATGCTCAATTATAGCACACAAAACAACGTTGTCAAGTTAAATTCTTCCAAGCATTTTCACAATGCTTTTTATCTCTAAATAAAAAATTAATAAATTTATAAAATTTTCCTCTTACTGGTAAATTTAATTGTTGCCAGTAGCCACAGTAGGCAGAAAAAGTTAGATTAGCATTTAAGCCAAAAACCGAGGCTAGTCCTTGCGACACAGCCTCGGCTAAATTCCAATAGTAAGACTTACCTCTCGATTTTGAGGGGTCAGCTTTTATAGTTATTCTCATTACCAAATAATAGCACTTAATTCTGCGAAAGTAGTGGCGTTAGCGATTGCTTCGTTAAGTTCTTTTTCACGAGAAAATGCTGCCGACTTTCTTTGAATACCTTCCGAAATTGCTGTTTGAAACTGAGCCTTTGAAATTGTATTGTACGAACCATCGGCGTTTTTATAATCTGGGAAAGAGCCGCCGTCTGGCAGGATTTCGATAATTGTTTTTGTGTCGATGATGGTTTCTAGGTCGGCTTTAAATTGAAAACCATCACTAGTCGTGAGAATAGAGTTATATTCCGCATCTCTAGCTCTTTTAATCTCTGCAAACTTTCTAGATTTAAACATATCAGGATATTCAGTAAATCTTTCTTCCCGTCGCTCTAGTCGTTCGATCTCTATCTTTTCTTGAAAAGTGACAATATTATTGTTAATCAGAAAAAGTGGTTCGTCTGAAGCCTCAAAAGTTGCAGCTTTTGCATTAGAGATTTGCACTACTTCTTGGTAGTTGACATCATAATAACCATCTTCATATGAATCTTCTTGCACTTCGATGATTCGTCTTGTTTCGGTGTTAATTAGGGCGTTTTTCATAATTCGTTGATCCAGTTAAATTTTTGGTTAAGTTGTTCTGAGAGTTGGCGGCCAAGTGTTTCGTGCCAATCTTTTTTTAGTGGTTTTACTTCTTGGCGAATAACATGATCCCCATATGGGAAACCTACATCATTTTCTTTGGTGTATTGTTCTACGTTGGAAGTGTTGTGAACGAAAGGCTCTTCTCCAAGAAACTCCCATACATTATTCATTACACTTTGTGGGTCTTCTGTTAAGTCTTCAGCATGAACAAACATTAATTTATCACCAAATCTTTCGGCAGCTTCATGTAATCTCTCGATTGCAATACCAATTGGGGGGCTTTGTAGCCAACCTTGAACACGTTTATCGATAGTTGTCCAGCTTTGTGGGTTCTGTTGCTCCGCTCCGTTAAAAACTTCTGGATGCTGCTGTCGTTTCTTTTCCATACTAGAAAAAATGCCGCGTACATCGCGGACTGGGACAAGAACTTTTGCGTCTGGCCACACCTTAAAAAGTTGATCTAGGTGACCAATCCAAGAGCGACATTTATCTACAACTACTGGGCGGTCTGTGATACTATTAAATGCGTTCTCACATCCAGCCTTAACGTAATCCAAATACATAGGCTCAAGAACTTTTTCCATATCCACTGCCTTTGCCTCTTCAGTCTGAAAGACTTGGCGAGCTATATACCCGATTTCGTGCAAGGCACTAGTAGGCGTAGCGTGAACTCTTGGGTTCTGCGCAAGTAAATTACAGAGCAGTGTGGAGCAAGCTCGTGGAAGACCAGATACGAAATGTAATTTTTTACTCATATTATTATGATATATCTAAGTCTTTAAAAGTCAACTATAAATCGGAGACGACCGTCAAACCTCCATATGTAGTTCCGTATCCTGTTGCTCCTACTGGGACGTGAATACTAGTTAAGCCCGAGCCAAAAAATACGAAGCTACCACCCAAGGATGGAGCTGAAACAGCGTAACAGTCTAGGTTTGTTAGATTTGAACAATTAAAGAATGCAGCATTTTCGATATTGGTGACGCTATTGGGGAGAACGACGCTCGTCAGGTCAGTGCAGTTTTGGAATGCGCCAGTCCCAATGGTGGAGACGCTGTTACCGATAGTAATGCTGATCAGGCCAATGCAGCCATTAAATGCGCCATCCTCGATGCTGGTGACGCTGTCGGGAATGGTGATGCTCGACAAGCTAGCGCAGTCTTGGAATACGCCTAACCCGATGCTGGTGAAGTTAACATTATTTGGAAGTGTGACGCTCGACAGGCCAGTGCAGCCACCGAATGCGCCATCCCCGATGCTGGTGACGCTGTTTGGAATGATGATACTCGCTAGGATAGTGCAGTCACCGAATGTACCAAACTCGATACTGGTGAAATTGTTATTATTTGGAAGTGTGACGCTTGTCAGGCCACTGCATCCATTGAATGCGGCATCCCCGATGATACTAACATTATCAGGAACGGTGATGCTGGTCAGGTTAGCGAGAGATGAAAATGTGTATTGCGGGATAGAGGTAAAGTCGTTATTGATTGGAAGCGTGACATTTTCTAAGTTCGTGCAGCCACCAAATATGGAACTACCAATGCTAGTGACACCATTACCCATGTTGACGTTCGTCAGGCCAGTGCATTGATTGAATGCGAAATCCCCGATAGTTTCGACGCTGTCGGGGATGATAATGCTCGACAGGCTAGTGCAGTTCGAGAATGCTAGAGACCCGATGCTGGTGACGCTGTACCCATAAATAGTATCTAAAATCTGAAGCTCGCCATCTGCGGTTTCGGGATAGTCGGTAATCGTCACCGATACGTTGTCGGGGTTGACCGAATAAGTGTATAAAGACTCCGCAGTCGCATCCGCTTCCTCAGTCGGTACGCCGTCATAGGAAGCCGCATATCCTGTTGCTCCGTTCGGATACTGAATAGTTGCATAGCTTGATATTCGGCTGAATGCACCCCTCACAATTGTAGGGGCAGACATCGATTCAAAAATTATGGACGTTAAGAAGCTGGACCTATAGAATGCGTTAGCCCCGACGGTGGTGACGCTGTCAGGAAAGGTTACGCTCGTCAGGACTTTATTGCTATAGAATGAATTCACCGCAATGGTGGTGATGCCGTTTGGAATAGTGAAGTCACCGCTAGCACCTGGGCCAGCAATCAACTCAGTGCCATTCTTGTTGAGCAACAGTGGTCCTGTCGAACTGTAATTTGGATTGTCGACAGCAACCACAAAGCTGGTTAGGCTAGCGCAGCCACTGAATGCGAAAACATCGATGTAAGTCGCGCTACTAGGAAGTGTGGCGCTCGTCAGGTCGGTGCAGTTACCGAATGCGGAACCCGCGATGCTGATAACGCTGTCGGGAATGATAATGTTCGACAAGCTAGTGCAGTTATAGAATAAGTTAACGACGACTTGGTTGAAGCCAGCATTGTTCGGTAGGGTGGCACTTTCTAGACCGATGCAATCTTGAAATGCCTGAAGCCCGATGCTGGTGACGCTGTCGGGAATGATGACGCTCGTCAGGCCGCAATTTTGGAACGAGCCGCGATCAATGATGGCGACATTGTTGCCGAGGGTGACACTCAACAAGCCCGTGCAGTTCTGAAATGCGAATTGACCGATGCTGGTGACGCTGTCGGGGATGGTGATGCTGGCTAGTTTAGCGAGAGAGAAAAATGCGAATTCTGGAATGGAGGTAAAGTCGTTATTGATTGGAAGCGTGACATTTTCTAAGTTCGTGCAGCCATTAAACATGGAATCACCAATGCTAGTGACACCGTTGCCCATGTTGACGTTCGTCAGGCTGGTACAGTTACCGAATACAAAATCCCCGATAGTTTCGACGCTGTCGGGAATGGTGACGCTCGTAAGATTGCTGCAGCCAAAGAATGCGTAATTCTTGATGCCGACGACAGATAGACCTTGGTAGGTGCTAGGAATTACTAACGGTCCGCTAGTTTCTACATCGCAACTCTCAACACTGTACTTATTATCAATTAAAGAAAAAGTCAAAGATGCTTCGACAATGGTTAATCCACCGTATGTGACGCCGTCGCCCGCAGCAGCGTATGATGCGATTGCTCCAACTGGAACCTGAATTTCTGTAGCCGCTACACCCAAAAACACATCAGAACCCAAGATAGGAGCAGTTGTAGCTAGGCAGTTGATTGTAGATAGGCTGGTGCAGTCCTTGAATACGCGATCCTCGATGCTGGTGACGCTATCTGGAATGGTGACGCTGGTCAGGCTGCTGCAGCCACGGAATGCGCTATCCCTGATGCTGGTAAAATTAACATTATTTGGGAGGGTGACGCTCGTCAGGCTAGTGCATTCTAGAAAAACACTAAGCCCCATTATTTCGACGCTGTTGGGAATGATGGCGCTCGTTAGATTGCTGCAGTTAGCGAATGTGCTATTCTCGATTCTGGTGACGCCGTCTGGGATGTTGATGCTTGTCGGGCCAGAGCAAAAACGGAATGCGCCATCTCCGATGGTTTCGACGCCGTCGGGAATGATGATGCTCGTCAGGCTGGTGCAGCCCGAGAATGCGCCATTCCCGATGCTGGTGACGCCGTCGGGAATGATGATGCTCGTCAGGTTGCTGCAGCCAAAGAATGTATTATCTCTGATGCGTTTGACAGTTTCGGGAATGTTGACGCTCTCTAATCTAGTACACCCAAAGAATGCGCCAATCCCGATCTGGGAGAACGGGGCTTCGGGAAGAACGATACTCGTCAGGCCAGTGCAGCCAGAGAATGCAAAATTCCCGATGTAGTAGACGTCGGGGCCGATGTTGATGCTCGTCAGGCTAGTGTCGAACTGGAATGCGTAATCCTCGATTCTGGTGAAGCCGTCGGCTATATTAACGCTTTCTAGCGTTGCCATTTTGGCGAATGAGTAGGGCTGAATAAGGGCGTTCTTGGGGATTTCAACACTTGTTAGCGTAGAATTTCCGAATGCATAACTCCCAATACTGGTAACGCTGTCGGGAATGATGACGCTCTCCATGTTAGTGCAGTCATAGAATGCATAACTCCCAATACTGGTAACGCTGTCGGGGATGATGATGCTCGTCAGGCCAGTGCAGCCATAGAATGCGTAGTCCCCGATGCTGGTGACATTACTTCCAATGTAGACGCTATTTAATGTCGTGTTACCATCATAACCATCTAAATTAGTAATAGTTGTAAGATTTCTAGTTTGCTCCACGCCAGCCTGAGTATCCGTAGTGAATGGCACAATAGATCCCTTTTCTGCATCACTCAGAGGAAGATCTGCCAACTTAATCTTTTTGGTCTGATTTAAATCGCTGTCTACTAGTGGTAGCACATCGATTACTGGATCAGCTGAAGTTAATTCTGTTAGTTGTGATATTTTTTTGTCTGCCATGATTTTTGAAGATTAAATTATATTAACGGTTACGTTTGCGTTTCCACCAATATTCAGGCCAGAACCAGCTACCCAACCAGAAGTGCCAACTGGAACATTAATAGTAAGAGGAGATGCCGTGCCGAGGAAAATATTAATTGCGTTGTCTATAATACTTTTATTTACATTGCAGTTTATTGTATTTAGTAGATTACAACCCTGAAAGGCTCTCTCTCCTATGTTGGCGACACTACTAGGAATTTCAACAGTTGTCAAAACATCAAGATTGCGGAATGCGTATGAACCGATAGTCGTTACTGTATTGGGTATGGTCAAACTCAGTAAAGCCCTAAATTCAGCAAATGTGAATTGCTCAATAGTAGTAAAGCTAGCGTTATTTGGGAGGGTGAGACTTTCTGCACTGTCGCAGCCTTGAAATGCTCTTTGTCCGATGGTGGAAACACTGTCGGGGATGGTGATGCTGGTCAGGCCAGTGCAGCCCTCGAATGCGAAATTCCCGATGCTGATGACACTGTCTGGAATGGTGACGCTCGTCAGGCCAGTGCAGCCACGGAATGCGCTACTCCCGATGCTGGTGACGCTGTTTGGAATGGTGACGCTCGTCAGGCTAGTGCAGCCACCAAATGTATCTCTCTCAATCGAGGTAAACGCAGGATTATTTGGAAGCCTGACACTCGTTAGCGCAGAATAATAAAACGCAAAACTTCCGATGGTGGTGACGCTGTCGGGAATCGTGACGCTCTGATTTGCTAAATTATCCCCTGCAAAATTACTATTGCTAAACGCCGCAAATCCAATGCTGGTTACATTAGTCCCAATATAAATACTATCTGGTTGATTTGTATTGTAGAACCCATCTGAATTACTAATAGTTGCAAGATTCCGAGTTTGCTCTACGCCATTCTGAATATCTATCGTGTATGAGTATGCGGTATCTTTAGAGGCATCACTGAGCGGAAAGTTGGCTAATTTAATTTTTTTAGTTTTACTTTCGCTGGAGTCTACAACTGGTAAAAAATCTACTGCCGAGTCTGCTGAAGTTATTTCTGTGAGTTCTGATATTTTTTTGTTTGCCATTGTGGGTTTACTTTATATTATGTTAACGTTCACGTTTGTGTTTCCGCCAATTGTTTGGCCATCAGCATCTGTCCAACCAAGTCCAGCTGGTACGTTTATAGTAAGAGGGGACTGTGTGTTAGTGAAAACATTATCTAGGTCATTTATAATAGAAAAATCTACATTGCAGTTAATTGTCGCTAAGTTAACGCAATTACGAAAAGCGTTATCCCCAATACTAGTCACACTGCTGGGAATGGTTAAGCTGTTCAGGGCATCGCAGTTTTGAAGTGCGCTAAGCCCGATGCTGGTAACGCTGTCTGGAATATTGATACTTTGGATAGCGGAGCAGAGCCGAAATGCATTTTGACCGATACTTGTGATACCGTTAGCGATGGTTACATCCCTCAGGGCATCGCAACGAATGAATGCGGATAACCCAATGCTGGGAACATTGCTCCCAATATAGATACTAGTTAAAGTAGTATCATCGCCGTAATACTGATTGTAAGTCAACGGAGCAGTAATGTTCCGTGTTTCTGCTGTGGGGCCATGAAAGTCTGTAGTATACGTATACACAGAGTTTTTAGCCGAATCACTCAGTGGCAAATTACTAAATCTAATCTTTTTGGTCTCATCTTCGCTGGTATCTACAACAGGTAAGAGGTCAGCTGCTGCGTCAGTTGAAATTAATTCCGTAATTTCTGATGTTTTTTTATCTGCCATAGTATTTATTACACTAAACGCCTTGTTGTATTAAAATTTGTAAGAAAAAAAAGAAATATCTTCACCCCACATTTCTTTCACTATTTTCTTGGATCTAGAGCAGTAATATTTTTTATAATTTTCGTGTATAGTTTGGTTTTCTTTTTTGAGTTGCCTTTTAGCGTTTTTATAAAAAACATCTATATTATTTTTTTTGAGAAAATTCCACAAATCTGCTTCAATATTTTCGAATTTAATCACATCAACTTGGTGATTTTTAAAAAATTTCATTTGTGGCCAAGCGTGAAAAAAATCATCGTTTTGGTTTGAAAATTCTTCTAAGAAGTCTACAAAGCTTAATTCTGGTTTGTTATAAATAGAAAAAATAGAGTATTTTTTGGAAAAATGATAAAAAGAAACAGCTCTGTCATAAGGATTTCTAGCAACAGCGAGTGTCGGAAGATTTAATATTTCATTGCCCAAACAATCAATTGCTGTGTCAAATGTGCAGTGAGATGGCGCAAAAATATTTTTATAAACACTTTCTGGACAAGTCAAATAATCGTCTCTAATTGTATTAGTAACACCAAAAAAATTATACAGTGAAGTGCTAGCATTTTTGGGTATCCTTATAAAATTTACTTTTTTATTTTTTCCTAGTTTTAATTGTCTCATTTCAAGAAAAATATGATTCGTAATTTATTTTTAAGAGATAATGTTGTGAATACATGTCTTTTATGTGTTGGTCTTCTGTTTCGAGTTCTTCTTTTGAGCGAAAAAAGATTTGGTTATGTTTTTTAAATGACTCAAATTTTCTTCTATTCCTATATAACGGCAAAACTGCGCAAGAAATGTTTTTTTCAGAAGTTCTTTTAAAAAATTCTTCAAAAAAACCTCGAACTATATACATCTCGTATTCCTTAAACATTTCGTTCCAGAAGAAGGTTTCCATAAACACTTTATTTTCATATATATAACCCAAAGCTCCGCATATTAATTGGCCGTCCTTTTTTAAAAAAAGATTGTAATAATTATCTTGCCCACAAAAAAACCGATCAAAACTATTTTTGAACTCTCTTTCGTCGAAATCTTTTATTATTTTTTTAAATTGTATCTTTGTTATTAAGTAACAATCTTTGCTGTCTACCTCTTCTGTAAAAGTGTAATTATGCATCTTAATCCTTGTTTCGGGTAGCTAGAAATATATGTTTAACTTCTTTTGTCATATATTATTATAAATAATACACGGTAAGTGTAAAGTAAACTATGTCACAAGGTACAAATAGGGAAGTAGCGAGGGAAGCATTGTCTCCAGAGCCTAGTCAGCTTTTGGAGTTTTATTTAATTTATTATAATTTCCCAGAAGATCAATATAGTGTTTTTGCTTTTACCCCAATACAAAAAGGGCTTGGGAAAAAAGTTACGTGGCAAGGCATTGATTACTTTCCTTTACCAGCAAAAACGGAAGGGTTTTCCTCTAGGGGTGATAATGAATTGCCAAGACCTAGAATGCGAGTATCAAACAATAATCTAGTGTTGTCGAAGTATTTAAAACTGTTTAATAATTTTATTGGCGCGAAAGTAATAAGAAAAAGAACGTTTGCGAAATTTTTAGATGACGAAAATTTCGAAAGTGGAGAAAATCCTTTTTTTGATCTAAGAACGAACAGTTCTGCGGCTAATTTAACCCACCAATTACCAGATGAAGTTTTTTATATTAACAGAAGAGTTTCTGAAACAAAAGATTTTGTTGAGTTTGAATTATCAACGGTTTTGGAGATGGATAATGTTTATATACCAAATAGAAATGTTTATGCTAGGTATTGTACGTGGATTTATAGGGGACATGGTTGTAGGTATAGTGGAGACCCTAAAAAAACAAATAATTCTGAAGATTTTAAAGATTCCTCGGGCGCTGTCGTGGTCCCAGCAACAGATAAGGGGTTATGGCGGAGTACAAGCATTTACAACGCTGGTGATTTTGTTTACTTACAAATTGAAAGTGTGCCATTAAGAGCGGATGAGGAGACTGATTTTAATGCGCCCGCTGAAAGATTGAAAACTTTTTACGTTTGTGTTAACAACAATACAACAGGAAACGAAAGTTACCCAGCAAAGTCTAAAAATTGGCAAAAAGATGAATGTGGTAAAAAAATTAGCGACTGTAAATTTAGATATCCTGTTGATTTGAGATTTGGGGGATTTCCTGGCACCTATGAATACCAACCACGATAAACTAAAGCAGGATTTAATACAATTTTCAGAATCTTCCCCAATGAGGGAAGTGTGTGGTTTTATTTGCCAAGAAGAAGGAAAGCTGGTTCTACAAAAAGTTATAAATCATTCCAGTGATGATGGTTATTTCACGATTAGCCCGTTCGATTTTCTCGAAAGAAAATTAAGTGGTGATTTGGTTGCTATATTTCATAGCCATATAGACTCTGACGAAAAACCATCAGAGACAGACGAAAAAAATTCTTTAAATTGTTTGTACCCTTTTTTGATTTATTCGTTAGAAACAGAGAATTTCCATTTATTTGATAGGTTATATTTTGAAAGACCAGAAAAATGTGTAAATGATTTGAGGGATATGATGGATGACTAATATAATTATACATGGAGTTTTGGGCAAAATTTATGGTACTCATCATAAATTAAATGTTAGAAGGTTGAGTGAGATAATACCCGCAATCAACGCAAACAACCCTGGCTTTAAACATGCTATTTTGTCTTACCTTAAATCAGATGTGGATTATTGTTATGTAGACCCCAAAAACCCGAAGACAAAATACAAGACACTGCAAGAAGCTTTATCCTCTAGTCCACCAAAAGAGGTTCATATTGTACCTTCTATAGTGGGAGCTGGTGCAGTGGGACTGATTGTTGGAGGTCTCGCGTTGGCGGGAGCAGGTACTCTTATCGGCGGCACATTGGGCGGTATTCTGTTTAGTTTGGGTGTCTCATTAATATTGCAAGGAATAATTATGCTTCTTTTCCCTCCAGAAGACCCAAAGCGACGAGAGGTGGAATCTAAAATAGATACCTCTACTTATATTTTCTCAAATAAGGTTAATAACGCGGTCCAAGGTTTTCCTGTACCGTTGGTTTATGGGGAATTAAGGGTTGGGTCTAATATTATTTCTACAAATATAGTGAGCGAGGATATGGGATAATGTCTTTTTATAATAGGCTTTTCAAGAAAAAAATACGTGTTGGCGGGGCTGGTAGCGGTGGTTCGCCCATACCATCTTACTTAATGCCGCCCGATGGAACTTTCAGTAAAATTGGTTTCCAAATTTACGAGGCTTTAGACTTAATTTGTGAAGGACCAATTTTGGGTTTAACAGATCAAAATAGTAAAGTTTTGTATGGTGGGTGTGGTGACTTCCTGCTCGCGGACGTAGTATTTACTGTAAATGCTTCGATTGACCCAGTGATTGGGGTGGCGCTGGATAATAATCTATTTTATGAAGGGGTGATTGAATGGGGTGATGGAAATTTCGAACTACTATCTGGAACGCAATATACAACTTTTTTCCACACTTACGCTTCTGCTGGAACATATCAAGCAAAAATAAAGGGGCCTTCAGTTCCGAAGATCAGAATAGGAGCTGTGCAAGGTGGTTTTGGTGAGAATACGAACATAGTTTCAGTACAGAGCTTAGGAAGAATACTGGGTCTAAGTCAATTTGATTTATTCTATTCCTGCGCTGGCATAACGAGCGTCAACATCGGTCCATATGTTGACTTTATCGGAACAAACACATTTGCTTTCTGCAGAAGCCTGACGAATATTAACATACCTAATAGTATCACCGAGATCGGTCAACTATCATTCGAAGGCTGCACTAGCCTGACGAGCGCGACCATCGGCAACGGCGTCACCAGCATCGGGACTGGCGCATTCCTGGGCTGCTCTAACTTAGCGACTGTTAACCTCTCTATACCTAAATCAGTTATAGATGTAGTCAATGATGTTTTCTCGAACACAGCGCCACTTCTTACTATAAATGTACCAACTGGAACTTCGGGCTGGTCGAATGCAACTGGTATTACAGTTGGTGGAAATACAAATGTAAATGTTAATTTAGTTTAAACTTATAAGGTTATTAATAACATATAGAAAAATTCAATAATGGAAACATACGAAAACAGCAAAGAAGCGCTTAAAAAAATATTTAGTGATAGGATGCTTGGCGATAAGGTTCATTCTATTGCTCAACCAATCGCTAAAATTATTGACAAAACATTTGGCACAAAAATTCAAGAGTGTGTGGCCTGTAAGGAGCGCCAAGAAAAATTAAACAACCTGTTAAAATAATAATATGATCGATTATTCATTATGCTTTAGAGCGAAAAAAGAATTTAGCAGTGAACTCAATGTAATAGGTGTCTCGCAAAATAACATTGATGAGGGTGTTTATTTTAATGATTTACCATTGAGGGACTCGACGAGTAAATCTACTTTGGGTAAGTATGATGTATCCTTAAGATTGGGAGAAGAGTTTCAACCAAGTCCTTTATTTGGGGGATTTCCAGAGAAAGTCTTAAACATTAAACAACCAGTAAAGGGTCCGTATAATATGGGGCCGATATACGAATACGAAAGACGCACAATATCATCTAGCGATTGGGGAAGATGTTGCTATAGTACTATTCAAAATTTATTTTCATGCTACACAAGCTCATCCTATTTAAAAATAGGGGCTCTTGATAACGACAGATACCCTTTGGACATTCAGAACACCACTGTTTTTAATGGTAATTATCCAACATCGTATTTTAGCTCTTCTTTAGGGTACTACGGAAAACAAGATGATTCGCTAGGGGGCACTCCGACGGCATCTTGTGGGCAGGCTGCGTATTATAAAGTGCAGCTGCTTAGTGACGATCTTACTAGTGTAATTAATTATTTAGATCACATACCTGTGGGTTTTCCACAAAATGATTATAATAAAGATTACATGGTTGTACAAATTAGGGTTAGTGCCGAGCCCAGGATAGTTGCTACAATAAGCGTCGACGAGAACGGTACATTAACATCATCGCTGGACAATCCCCCCACTACCATCAATAACGACGGCGCGAGAACAGGCGAAGGAAGTAGAGACGTAAGAGAAGAGGGCGGACCCAAAAGAGATTTTGTAAATTGGCAAAATTTTGTGCCGCAAGAAAAGTTAGAAAAGACTTACTTGTATACAAATTACGATGAAAACATAAGAGCTTTAGATGTGAACCTACAGGTAGACCAGTTATATGACACAAAAAGCTTTGCCACGGCCAAGGAGAATGAAAAGGGTAGATCTAAAATGGGTACACAGCTACCTTTAACAATAACCTTCGAAATAACAGTTGGTGTGGTGCGAAAAGATGGTACAAAATCATTTGGTCCAGCCAGATTTACTACTAGATCCGCTAAAGGAATTAAAATTGGAAGCGGAAACGGGCGAATATCAGTGACTGGTATAGTAACATCCGCCTATACAGTATCACTAGAGAATATTTCTTTGCCGTTATTAGGTACTGATGATTTATATACTTTTTTAGAGGTGAGAAAAATTGAGTATGAAACAATCTCAAGCATTGTTGCACGTGATGGCGGGGTACACAGCGTAGTAGAAAAAGTGCTTGAAAATTTTGTATATCCAAATTCTTGCACCGTCGCCACTTCAATAGACTCAAGATATTATCCAGAGATTCCAGAAAGAACATTTAGATTGAAAGGGAAAAAGGTTTTAATACCATCTAATTATTTTCCATTAAATAGCGACGGAACTGATAGAAGGTTTTCCACCTCTACTAATACCCGAGGCAACTTAATTTATCAAGGTCCTTGGGATGGGACATTTAAATTTGATTGGACAGATAATCCAGCTTGGATTTATTATGATCTTTTGGTAAATACTAGATATGGTATAGGGGCGCAACTTAGAGACACTAGTATAGTAGATAAATGGTCTTTATATGAAATTGGTATGTATTGTGATGCGGTCACAATGAATGACTATAGTCGGGAGTCAACAGAATTGGGTGTCGGGGTTTTCGTGGGGCTGGATGATGGTTTTGGGGGTTTAGAACCTAGATTTAGCTGTAATCTTTATATAAAAGACCAAAAAGATGCAATAGAAGTTTTGCAGGATTTATCTAGAACTTTTGGAGCTATGACTTATTACAACAATTCTTTTGTTGGCGTAAGGGTTGATAGACCACACTTTTTTGAAGACTTTAACAGAACAGCAGAGTACGAACAGTCTTTGAACGCTGCCGTTACTTCTGCACAAAGCGATGAATTTACACCGCCAAAAAATTTAAGGTTTCCGCCCCACTTAATGTTTAATAACGGAAACGTAAAGGATGGGCAGTTTGTATACGCCGACACGGATAAAACTCAAAAATTATCAGCGGTAGAGGTGTCTTTTTTGGACAAAACAACAAATTTCACACCCAAAACAGAGTATGTCGAAGATCCAGAGCTTATAAAACAACTGGGTATAAATCTAAAGCAAATTCCAGGTATAGGCGTAACCTCTAGGGCTCAAGCAAAAAGATTGGCAAAATATTTATTATTCGAATCCACAAACGCGACCGAAACAGTGACATTCAATGTCGGATATGAGGGTTTAATGTTAGAGCCTGGGGATATAATCAAAATCGACGACCAATTAAGAAACTTTTCTAAAAACTTCGGAACAGTATTGGGAACATCTGGGGAAACCCAGTATTTTGATCCAGATTACGCGTTGAACGGTAATCCAAAAACAGGAAAGGGACCATCGTCAATAATTGTAGAACCTTCTATAAATAGCGATCAACTTGATCTTATTAGCGAAGGAAGCATTCATGTTTTTAATGGTTTCGGTAAAAGCGGAATAGATGAGTTTTATAAAAACCCACCATTGAATAATGAGGTTTATCAAAAAATACATAGCCCGCAAATGACATCTTTAAAAATAGTACAAGGTGGATCTGGTCTTAGTTATGATATTTTAGACGAGGGAGTAGCAATTCATATTGATGCGTTAGCTACTTTTTCTGGAAATAATGGTGTCTACTTAGGGCCTAGTCAATGGTTTTCAGAACAACCTGCAGATATAATTCCTGGATCTAAGTATTCAATAGATGTAAGCGGTAGAGCGCCAAAATATTTTAGAGTTATGAATGTTTCGGAAAACCCAGAAATGGGTTATGATGTTGTCGGCTTAATACACCATACTGGGAAATTTAAATTTATAGAAGAAAACGTTGCTTTTGATTTAGATGAAAGTACTTTTCAGCCAGATTTCAAAATTTCAGATATTGGCCAGCCAAACCCACCTTCTGGGGTTTCTTTGGATGGTGCATTTTTACCAAATGCAGATGGATCTTTAAGGGCGTATTTAGATATAGTTCACGCACAGACAAAGGCTGGGCAGAGGTTTATCGTATATTTAGAAGAGCCAAACGGGAATCAAATAATATCTACGCACGATAGAAACTTCGACCAAACAAATACAAGAATACTTTTGGAGGGTGGCTCTAAAATAGACCAGATAGGAGAATACGAAGTGGTTGTTTTTTCTGAAACTCTTAGTCCTATTCCAGCCAAAAGCCTTACAGCGGCGGTAACCTCGTTCACAACACAAGCTTCAGATTTTGGATTAAACACCGCTTCAGACGCATACGTAGATTATTCAGATATAAATATTTTAACTGATTTTAATACAGAATACAATAATCAATCAGAAACTGGATTGGGGCAAGTTTCGTTTATAGAAAATAACCCAGGAGTGCTATCTACACTTAATATGTCTTTTGAAGATTATTTCTCAAACGATGAGTCTACTGTGAGGAATTCGGTTTTTAGTCAAATTGTCAATTTGTATGATTTACAAGGCAATCTTAGGAAAGAAGGTTTTAAAACGCTAGGAAACGAAAATTCTTTTACCGTGACAAAACAAGAGATTGATGAAGCGTTTGATTATTCTGGGGATGGTAGATATGATGTGCCCCCAACAAAGTTTCAAGGAAACTTTTTTGTATTAAGTGGTTCTGGGGACATGCTCGAAAGTGGCCAGCGAATAGATTTTGAATTAACAGGTGAATATTTGTTGCCCGCTTATGCAGATCCTGTACCTATGGTTTTTATTCAACAATTTATAGATGCGCCTTTTGAAAGCTCATATGATAAGATAAAAGACGTAAAGCATCATGAGTTTGTATCTTCCGATATTAGTGGTTTTTGGGTGCGTAGTTATTCAAAGGAGCCAGCTAATTATTATTATTTTTCCGCAATTGAGGGGACGTTTAATTATGGTGAAAATTTAAATACTATTGAGGTTCAAAACGTAAATCAGTTAGGCCAGGGTAGTGATGGGGCGTGGAAGAGCGAGACTTTTCAAAAAGAATTTAATAATCCGCCTATAGTTGTTTTGCATCAACAGTCAGATACTACTGATGCTGCTGGTTTCAGTGGTGAAGGACCCGTATCAACGGAAGTGAGATCAATCACAAGATCAGGTTTCGAGTGGAGGGGTCATGTTGAAGGAGGGCCGCTCTTCGATTTCAATACAATCGGTTACCTAGCCGTAGATACCAAACCGTTTAATATATTAAAGAGTAGTTCTTATCCAATCAACTCCTTAAATATAGCGGTCTCTGGGTATAGTGATTTTCTCCCCCTGCAGGACGATATTATGCAGGAGTTTAATAACACCTCTGATTATAAATTTGGGTATAGAAACCAAATGATTTTTCCTCAACCTGAGAGTGGGTTTGATGATAGGTTTGTTGTTATACATAGAGATAGCGGTGTAAACAGAGCTGTGCCATATCCAATGGTTACAGAATATGTAGATCCTGGAATCAGATCCAATAATAATGATGCTTTATACAATCAGGTTACTTTAGATTTAAATTCCGACTATACCACACTTGCCAATCTTAATAATAATTTCTTATCCACAAGTGGGTTCGAAGTTTTAGATACTGGGGATTTAACCGTAGGCGATACTAGATTCAAATTTGAGAACACTTCAGGACCAGAAATTGCTTATGCTACAATAGAACTGGGGTCAATAATAGCAAACAATACAACAATTAACGTTGAAATAGATATCGCTCAAATCACTGGGCAAGGACTAGTTGGATTCACAGACACAGGAACAAATTTTGTTTCGGAAAAAACATTACTCAACTCAGGCAACCAAACTTTGTCTTTTGATTTAACTGGGGATGCATACGGAATGTATATTGAACTAAGTGGGGCCCCTATTTCTGCTTTGAGTGGAGATTCTATAATTATTTATGAAGAGTCCCCTATACAATATCAAAGCGATTTAAGTTTTGTGACTTGGGCTAAATTTTCAGAAAATTTAACTGGCAAGCAATACCTTATGGAATATATGTCTGAAGACGGACAAACTGGAATAGCTTGGTTTCAATCTGGTGATGGTAGCAATTATATAAATATAAACGGGACAGATTTCAAAACAATAGACACTGCGATAAATGATGGTAATCTTCACATGCTTCAAATTGCAATTGATAGAGATGTAGCAATGAGTGGGTACTTAGACGGGGTGGTAGACTATACAAACACAGGGATTACGGGGGCAAACTTTACTGGAGATTTATATCCAGGCAAAAACGAAAAAATATTACTAGACAATAATTCTTCTTTGTTTGGTGAGTCTTTAACTCAGGGCATTATATATAATTATATAGCTTTTATAACTGGAGAGTCGGTGGCCGAAGACTATTATTCTAATACATCTTATGGTTTTAAAAATAATTTCTTATTTTCAGGGGGTTTTGAAACTTTAGATACTGGAGACTTGGCCGCAGGAGATATTAGATTTCTTTTTAGAAACGATGACGATGCGGATGGTCAATATAATGATGCTGTAATAGAACTGGAATCGGCAATACCGAGCGGGACATTTGTAAATGTTGATATAAATACTACAAAGCTTGGGCGAACATGGATATATTTCACGGATGCGTTAAACAATGAAGTTTCACAAAGAACGGAGATAAACGCGGGATTTAAGTCTTATTCTTTTGATATTTCTGATGACGCCGTTGGGTTTGGTATTCATGTGTTTGGGGCAGCTACGTCCTATGTGAGCGGAACTTATTTAAAGATTTTTGAAACTCCCCCTGGTGATCCCTCTGTATTCTTTGACAATTATGCTGGAAGTCCTAATACGGATTTCATTATATCGCTTAGTGGTGATAATTTCCCCCTTCTTACTGACGCGTCATTAACATACCCGAAAGTAGAAATTAAGGGAGCAATAGAACAAAGTGAATTGATTTTTGATTATTCTTTACCTTCGAATTTGAATTTTATACAAATAGGAAACACAGGAACAATATGATATATAACGAATCAGTAGTTGGTGAGCATCCAGCAAGAGATGGATATAGGCTTGAATTTTTTGTAGAAGGAAATGTCGAATTAGGTTTCCAGAGTGGTTCTGGTTCTTTCGATGTGGAATTCCCAGATTTTAAAGTAACTGGACTTAATTTATATGGTGAAGACCAACTTAGGCTACCCACTGGATTGGATAGGCAGTTTTCGGACGATTTTCTTTTACTAGAAAACCAGATTAATCTTGAGTGTTTTTTTTCTGGAGAGTATGATCAATCAGGAGTAAGAAATATAAAAGAATTAGTTATTTTTACTGGCGCTACTGCTAATTTTAATGCTGATACTCTTGATAACACAAATGCTATTGCAAGCTCTAGTCTGCAACTTTTTGAGCCTCCATCATCCGAAGATGCTGATAGAGTGTTCTTTAATTTACCAATAACAGCCGAACAAATAGACAACAGAACGGGCGAGAATATATTTTATAGGGCAATAGGAAAGGATTATTTAACACAGAGGAATATTTCTCCTTCTGTGGGTGGGAAAATGTTTGGGGGTTTTGCGGAAAATACTTTGATAAATACAGATGTTTATAGAATATCAAGAAACAGCATAAGAGACATTGAATTGACATCATCTAGTCAAGTAGATATATTTACTGGATCTAATATAATTATTGACGGTGATATTATTTTAGATTTCAGCGCGAGATTAAGATTGAGGACTAATGATGCAGTAACAATATCTGGAGATGAGGGGGCTGTTTTGGTAAGTTCCGATACTACTAATTTCCCAGTTACCGACAATGCAATCTATATTTCTGGTATTTTTTCTGAGTTTGGTATTAGCTCTCTTTTAAGTGTTGATGGAGCAACAAGAGAGGGGTTTTTGTTAAGATTTAATAATTAATTAATCTTATAAAACAAGTTATTTTCTAATTTAAAACCATTTTTTTTATAAAAATTTTCTAATTTGGAGTTTTTATCACTATTCCCTACCAGAACTACATCAAATTTATATATATTTTTTATATATTCTAAACTTTTTTTAAATAATTTAATGCCGTAACCTTTTGTTTCGGGATCTGATCCCCAGATATATTCTTGTATAATTTTTTTATTAACTCTAGCGTCGTAAATTTTTATCCATATTATATAGCTAACTACTTTGCCGTCAATAAAATATCCGAAACAAAAACAGTCTTTAAATCTTTGCGGGTTAGAAAAATAAGAGCAAAAAGAAGACGGGTTTAATTCAAATCCAAAATGAGTATGTTTGCCAATTTTAGCATACATTTCTTTTGTTATCGAAATCAAATCTTCGATTTCGTCTATTTTGTGTAAGCCGTTTTTCAAATTAACTTTAAAAGCTTCCGACATTCTTTTGCTGGGACGTCTTTGTAATCTTTCCAGGTTTTGATAATTTCTGGATCATTCTCATATTTACCGTCCGTATAAAGCTTACGTAGCTTAGTTAGGAACGAGTTGAAGTCTGTACCTGCTTTTTCTTTTAGAATCCCTTGTGGGCTAATATCCTTCGCTCCAGAGCTAGGAGCAACAACAATTGGGGATTTATTTTTTGAGGTATCGATTTCATCCGCTCCGACAATATGAATACCAAGGAAATTACGAACGGTGCGGACAAATGCACGATTTTCTGCAATACATTCCAAGAACTTAGCAGCAAACCCGTTTGTGTTGTGGACTGTAGCGTTAGCGATGGAGGAAAAACTAAGACCTTCTGCATCTGGGTTTTCATAATTAGGAACAAAATTAATAATACAACGAACCACTGAACGCTCATCAGAGCTTTCTTCTACGCTATACCCAACACTCTTGATGCCACGAAGTTTTGCTAGTTCTTTGATTCCGCCCAGCTTAATAAAAAGCTGGTTGTCATCTAACCCTTCCGTAGATTCTGGAACTGGCATCTTGCGCATTTCAAAATGATCCTTGTTTGGGTATAGATGTTCTGGGCTAATCATGGCTCGCCAATTGACGGAACCATCTTTATTAAATGCATATGAAACAGACTCAAGGAGTCCATGTTCGTCGCGCTTCCAGATATCTGGGCCAAATAATTTATTCTTCGTCATATAGGTATAAACTTTCTAATTCTTTTGATGAGGCTTCATCATATGTGAAATTGTTTGACTTGTCAAGTCTATTTGCAGAAGATTCTGAATTAAAAACTTCAGCGTTAGAGACAAAACTTTTATTTGATAAAAATTTTGAAGCGTGAGTTTTTTCGACTGAGATATCATTTTCCAACACATTAAAATCAAAATACTTTAGTCTAACATCAGAAATATTTAACTCGTCAGATCTAATTACTACATTAATTTTATTATTTTTTAAGGTTTTAAAAAAATCACTGTTGTCTGTGTTTTTGTCTTCTGTGCAATTATAAACCACTTGTTTTAAGTTGGTCATATATTGTAGTAGATTTGTATCAAACACGCAGTTAATATAAAGATTAACAAAACTGTAACGACACCATTCTATTACATTTGCGGCATCCCAATGTATATCTCCGCGAATATTTATTGGTTTTTCTTTTAACTGATCGGAGTATTTGTAAAAGTTAGGGACAATTTCAACAACCGTGTTATGAAAACTAGATCCGACTCTGATTGTTTTAAATTTAATTTTTTCACAGATATTTAGTTGATCTAAAGTATTTTGAGCTATTATTTCTGGTTTAATTTCATTTATTCTATTACAATCCAATGAAAAGGAGGGTTTTACCTTAGAAAAATCTGGGGAAACGCTAATACATTTATTTTTTTTATGCCAAATAGGTTTAGAGTTTTCTGGATATAAATTAAAATGTAAAATGACAGATGGTACATCAAAAATACTAGCGATATGACCAAACGCGCTATCGTGTCCGATGTGAGCTGCCGCATTTTTAATAATGTGGTTGGTTTGTTTGTCGCTGGTTTTTAAAAAACAATAATCGACACCTTTTATTTCTTTGTCTTTCTGTTTCCCAATTTGAATTATTTTAATACCCCGACTATGCAAATAGGGCGCAATTAAAAAAACCACGATTTCCCAATTTTTATATACAGACGCAAGCGTGTTATTTGATGACTGTATAGTGATATACTTATTTGGAAGACCTGGGAAGAAATGATCGGTTATATGCGGACGTCCAATTTTAACACCCAAATCTTTTGCGTAAACTTCAGCTATGTGACTCATATATTTTTTTTTCTGTGATTGACTCGGTTATATTAATTTTCATATAATTCAAACTGATTTTTGTCTTTGCCATTATGACTATAATCTGAAAGAACCTGGGTTCCGTGGTGAGGGAAAAAAGCCATGTCGAAAAAACCTTTGTGTTCGCCTTTTCCTTCTAAAAAATAGATGTTATCAATTTCCTTAGAATAGGTTAAAACTTTATGAATCGATGGGTTGTCTTCTATATAGGAGAAAAACTCAGGTTTGGTGAAAACATAAATATCGTGAGAGTTATAAAGTTTTTTGAGATTACTCATTAAAGAATTAACCCACAAAACATCTCCAATGTCTTGGGGGATAACTACAGCAATACGGTTACCATCATTGAGTAAATCTATTAAGCTCGCCCCTTGCTTTTTGTCTTCGTCAAAGTCAAAGTTGTAATCAATTTCTGGCATAGAGTCTAAAATAACTTCTAGTTTTTTACCAATAGATTCTGTGGAATAATTTTTAATTGTCCATTCTCTACCTTTTTTACCTAAGTCTATTCGTTTTTCAGGGCCCATTTGCCAAACCTTTTTGAGTTGTTTTGCTATACTAGTTGGGTGAGTTGAGGCTTTAATGAACTGGGTCCCAGGTTCTCTATATTCAGACCAATCCAAAGGAAAGCTACCACACTCCCGAGAAGAGGAATCTTCTCCGCACGAGTAATTAGTGACGAGCGTAATAAGCTCTGTCATTTTAGCTTCAAATATAGGTATTTCCATACCTCCGCTAGTAAACGGATGGCAATAGACGTCCATTATGTTGTAAATATCATTTAACTGTTCTTCGTTTACCCCAACAGAAACATTTGTTGTGTTAGTTGATTTTTTTGTTTTACAAAAACGACAATCCTGCTCTTGGCCCACAAATTCTTTAACATCGTATTCGCTACAATGTTTGCAGCAATATGTAGTTAAAACATCTTTTTTATTTATTTCCTTCTCTTCAATTAACCTTGGGATATCCCAACCTTCTGACCAGTGCGTATGAAGGAGTAATTTGGCTTTTGGGCAGTCCTTTTTGAATCTTTTAAATCCTTCTAATAAATTAGGCACACTCTTTCTGAGTTGGTTGCGAAAAACAAACCCAATAACAAAATTGTCAGACAAACCAAATTTATTTCTCAATTCCTCTTTGCGATTCTTGCTATGTTTAAAAAAATCCTTAGTTTCGACCGATCCATGAAGAGTGCCTACATGGTCGTGTCCCATTTTTTTAAGGTCTTTTTCTGCAAAAGAGGCCCAAGAATAAAAGTGTTTTGTTTTTTCGGCACACTCTAAGGCTTGTGGCAGGATAGGTTGGCTATCTAATGTAGTCCAAATAATACTATTTATTTTTTTCCACCAAGGCTTGTCCCAATAACCAGCAAATGCCCAGACATCTTCGACACCAAGATAAATATCTGGTTTATATTCTTTAATGGCAGAATCGATTGTTTCTGCGCCATAGCTAGCAGCACGACCCCTTTTGGGGTCTTTATTTAATTCTTGGAGTAGTTTTGGGTTATTAGGCAAAGACCCTTGAGCCTTCCAGGGTCTCAAACTTAATGATTTATCCCCCCATTTTAATCCATTAGCAAACTCAATAATTTCATACTTTCCAGTCTTTTGAAGATAGCGAAGAATGTTTTTTGAGTTTTTACCAAAACCAGTAAACGCTTTTGCGGAATTAGAGTGAAAAAGAATCTTCTTCATTAGTAATTAAACAATTTAAACAAGAACAAATCAAACAATGCTTTGAGTGTTCTGGCCTCACCAAGCTCTATTCCCATTCCAAATTTTAGTGTAGAGTTTTTGACAACACTAAAGGAGAAAGCTTTTTTGCCGTCTTTCTTTGTATAAGGTTTGAACGAGATTATAGTTTTGTCGTCATTGTAAGTGTGGAAAGCTGAAAACTCTGTATAATTTTCAATAGCATATAACATTGCACCAACTTCGTTTTCGTTTAACTTAAAGTAAATATTTTTTTCTGGATTCTTTGCATTAGCACTGAAAGATCCGTTCCTTGTTTTTTCGTTCCATGATGCTTGTTTAATGGATTGTACAAGAAGGGATGGTTTTGCTTTGTTTCCCTCTTTATCTTGTTCTATAATTTTAAAGGAGAACGCACATCCCGTATTAAAAGAATTCGGTTTGTAAATATCGTGTTGTTTCATTTGCTGTATTATATTAATATACAGACAAAATTCAACGAATGATTGATATTAAATCTGTTTTAATCTATGGTTGCCTGTGAATTAAATTAATATTATCGATATCGTAAGTTTTCAAAGAATCAGTAGCGGTAAAGAATAACTTATCAAAAAATTCTATATATTCTGGCAGGAATTTTTCAACAGTTGGTTTTATGTTTAAATAAAGATAGAGGTAATGACTTAATAGTTTTTTCTTGGAAAAAGCTCCGTAAGAGAAAAAATGAAAAACTGTCTTACAAACAAGATCCTGAAGGAGAAGCATTCTATTTAATTCTTTCTTTGATTCAAAATTTTGAATAAAAGTTTCGAGGTCTAAATCTCCCAGTATTCTGGAGTTTTCGTGATATTTGCATAAAAATTGATAAACTTTTTTATCGCTATAATAAAGTTGGGTGTTATTAATTACTTTCAACAAACTATAATAGATATCCGAAACATGACTGTTTTCAAAATTTATAACTTTGATATATTCGGATTGATAAAGTATATTAGAAAATTTTAAGTTAGAGTGGCACAGAACAGGAATATCTTCTTTATATTTAATTAAGAATTTTTCCCTAATCAATAAAAACAAATCATTGAGTTTGTTGAACCTCAATCCCGAGAGGCTTTCGAAAAGATCTAATTCTTTTTGGGTTAATTTTTCTTCAATAAGTGAGATAGATTCGTTTTCTTCAAACTTGCTTTCGAACGATGCTATATTTTTTGTATCGCTTTCGTGAATTGTATCTAAAACAGCAGAAAATGTACCTAAATTATAAATAAAATCATCTATTCCTAAATTTTCAAAGTTCTCTCCGTTTTCCCAAGAGGTAAGAAGAAACTCTATATCATTCTTTTTATCTAGTGTATAGTCTATAATCTCTGGACAAACCAAGGAGTTAACTGACTCTAGTGCTTGTTTTTCTGTTTCTAATCTTTTGTGTCCTGGGTCTAAGCTTATTTTTAATAAGTATTTTTCAATATCGTAAGTTATTGAATAGCTGTTGTAAAAAAAATTACTGTTTACTACTTTAATTTCAGTTTTTAATCCTAAGAATTTAAGTTTAAATCTACTTGGATCACTCTTTTTGAGGTCGCTAATATACTGAAGTATTAAAGTTTTTTCAAATTCAGACGCATTTTCGTCTATATTCTTTGGATTAGAATCCACAAAAACACAATTTTTAAACCCAGCTTGCTTTTCCATATTACTATATATTACACGAAAAAGGCGGTATTTCTACCGCCTTTTGATTTAGATCTTAGTCTTACCCATTGAGAGCGTTTTAAGGCTCGTCTTGGCAAACTTTCGAATCTCCTTAGCGTTTCGATCTCGAACTACCACATAATTGGGAGTCTCGCGCACAAATTGTGCGTTGAGTGTTTCACCTTGTTGAGTAGTGAGGCCGAAAAAACGGCCACCACTAGCGCTAATTGCTTTTACAATACGGTTTGTCTTATTCATTTTATTTATTTTGTTTATCTGTTAAAAACCTATTCTGCCAGAAGATGGCACGTTTTTGTTTTCCTTTATGTTTTCTTTAGAGGTGTTTAACTTAAGAGCAAATATATCATAAATTGTATCCATGTCAACATTAAAACTTTTATTTTTCAAACTTTCTCCCCATTTTTCTAAGATTTTTACATATTTATTATGAAATTTACCATAGTCGGCGCTTTTTTGGAAATCTATATCTATAAGTTTGTCCTCCATGTCTTTTGCTTTCTGGGGACGAACCATGTTTACTTTTTTTGTTCTAGCTCCAGATTCGTCTATAATGTCAAAAGCTTTATCTGGAAATTTTTTATTACTTAAATAAATATCACAAAGCTCTACAATTTTTGCCAACAACTCTTCGCTATATTCTACTTGATGAAATTTTTCATAAGATTTCTTAGCCACCTTCAGAAGCTCAAAAGTTTCTTCTTTGGTTGGTTCGTTGACATTAATTAATTCAAACCTACGGCTTAATGCAGAATCTTTTTTGAAAAACCGATCATACTCATCTTTGGTTGTAGCACCAATGCATGATATATTGCCTCTAGATAGGGCTGGCTTAAGTATGTTGGCAAAATCTAGACTACCTTCTGAACTGCCAGCCCCAACTATGGTGTGTATTTCATCAATAAACAAAATATAATGATCTTCTGTTGATATATGTTCTAATATTTTTTTAAGTTTTTCTTCCATCTGTCCCCTATAAATAGTTCCAGACATTACAGAGGTTAAGTCTAACGAAAGTATATTTTTATGTAGCAAAAGATCTGGACATTCTCTTTTTAGGATTTTTTCAGCCATGCCTTCTACAATAGCAGTTTTTCCAACTCCAGCTTCTCCAACTAATATAACATTGCTTTTGTTTTTACGTAATAATATTTCAAAAATTCTTTCAATCTCAGCATCTCTTCCAAAAATTTCAAACTCTCCTTTTTGGGCTATTTTTTCATTTAGATTTTCGCACCACCCATCCATTTCAGATGAAGTGATTTCTTGTTGAGTTGTATTTGAACCAATACTTAATGGAACTTTTTCTTTGGGTATGCCATCTTTTATTATTTTTTTTAAGTCATTAATTAATTTAGTTAAATCTATGTTTAAGTGAATTAAAAAATCAGCGACTTCTTCTCTTGTGCTAAGTATAGAAACTAAGATATGGTCTATACCAATAAACTCATCTTTGAGCCTAGATGCTAATTTTTGAGAGTTGTTTAAAATTTCTAATATCTCTGGTGCATATATTTTTTTCTTTCTTTTGGGTTCTTTGTAATTTTCTACAGCGTATTCTATACCTTGGATAATCCCGTCCTTAATTAGGTTATTAGACGTTATAGCAAAATCTATACTATTATGATCCAACCTAAGTATAGATAACAAAAGATGCAAATCAATAACTTTGAGATGCCCAAACTCTTCCGCTATAGATATTGAGTCTTCAATTGCTTTTTGAGCCGAGGGTGTGAAGTTGAATTTAGATAAATCCATTATTTAATTTCAGATAGTTTTGTGTAAATTTTTTCATCGAGAATGGTAATGCTATCACCGAATATAATATCTTCCCCTTTGCTGCCATAAATAAACACAATTTGTTCTTCTTTGGGTTTTTTGCCTCCATTGTTTAAATAATTATCTAACGTGGCAGAGCGTCTATTATTCATAAGCATAAAATCAATTGTACCAAAGTCATCTTGTATTTCTACTCTCATATATTTATTTCCTGCCGCGCTTGTTCTGGAGATACAGTCGGTTACAACCCCTACCAGTTTTACCCTGTCGTTGTTATTGACAGACTTTAATTGAATAGTATCACATAGATCACCAGAATTTTCAAAGACATCTTTAATCTGTGTTGAGTGGCTATAGCCAAGATACTTACGTTCAAAAAACCAATTCGCAAACTTTAAGTGATCTTTATTCTTTTCGTAAATCTTTTTGTATCCGTCGTATTTCTTTTTAAATGTGTTAAATCTAGAATCTTTCATTAACGGTTTGCCATCGTCGGCTACTAGGGAGTCTTTCACGACAGAATGGATGGATTTCAATACATCGTAATCAAACCTCTTTCCTAATTCTACAAAATTACGCTTTTCTCTATCCGTAAGAATATTAAACGCCTGAGCTTCTAGCACTAAGCGACAACGGTTTGGGATGGCCGCCTTTGAGTCGCAAAAAGAATCCATCATTCCCCCTTGGACTAATCCAGATAGCACACCAATATTTAAACCAGACTGCTTAGCTGTGAGGAATACGTCGTACTTATTCTGACTGGTGTCTTGAGACTTACGAAATTCGACTAAGCTTTCTAGGGTTTTTTCAGAAACTCCCTTGATGCTGTTGACACCGAACCTGATGTCGCGACCCTCGATCTCAAACATGATGTCGGATTTAGATAAATCAGGTGGCAAGAGTTTCATATTAAAAAGACATAGCTCTTGATTAATTAATGAAATTTCAGCATGAGAATCTGGTTCATGTTTTGTCATCCTTAACAAACTCAAGAAAAACTCCTGTGGGTGTTTGAATTTAAGGTGAGTTGTGATTGCCGCCAAAATAGCATAACTAATTGAGTGGGATTTATTGAACGAGTAATTAGCTGAGTCTTCTGCAACCTTCCACAAGACTTCGCCTACCTGTTCATCTAAATTGTTTTCCTGAATCTTGGCCGCAATCTTATCTTTCCATTTAGACATTTGTTCCACCTTCTTCTTACCAACTATTCGTCTCAGCTGCTCAGACTCATCTAAGGTGAAGCCAACCTTAACAGCCATCTTCATTAGCTGCTCTTGGTATAGTGGAATACCTCCAGTATAGGAAAGAATCTCATCAAAGTATTCGTTTACTGATTGAAACTCTCCTGTGCTAACGTATTCGCTGTATACATCCAAATAATCAAGCGCACCAGGACGAGCAATAGCCACAACCGCAGATAGTTCTTCTAAATTTCTTGGTGAAACTTTCTTGCAGACTTTGAAATTGGTATTAGCTTCGATTTGGAATAACCCTTTAGGGGCTTCAATATTCTTAAAGTTTTCGTAAATCTCTGGAAGCTGCACATCAATATCCTCCATTTTGATGCCGAGCTGTTTGCATGTTTCATGCACAACCGAAAGAGTGCGTAAGCCCAAAATATCGAACTTAACCATCAAAGCTGCGACATCATTCATATCATAAGCCGAAATTAGATCGCCATCACCCGTTCTCTGCATAGGCATAATTTCTTCAACATTATAAAAGCTGATTGCAATACCAGATGGGTGGACTCCTGTATTTTTATTTAAACCTTCTAATTTTTTAGCTATTCTGTATACTTTTGCGTTTTTATCCGCAAATTCTTTAAACTTTTCACTCTCTTCGTAGGCTACATCTAGTTTAGCTACCTTGCCAAACTGTTTAGGTATAATAGAGCTAACACTATTTACATCATCTTCAGATAATTCTCCAACAATTTTACCGCACTCTTTAACGCATAGCTTACTACTTAAAGTATTTAGTGTTAAAATTTTACAAGTTCTTCCTTTGTGTTTTGTTTCAATATATTTAATCACTTCTTGGCGGCGATCATAAGAAATATCATTATCAACATCAGCTAGGAGCGAACCATCAAGATAGGTAATACCATCAACAATTGTTTGTTTGGCTCGGCTCTTCGAAACAAATCTTTCAAAGAAAAGATCATATTTGATTGAGTCAACATTCGTAACTCTTAATAAGTATAGTACCAAAGATCCTGCGGCAGAACCTCGTCCTGGACCCGTGGGTATTCCATTTTCGTGACAATAATTGAGAACGTCCCAATTCAATAATATATATTCAACAAAACCAAGCTCCTCTAAAACAGAAAGCTCCATTTTCACTCGATCATAGTATTTTTGCTTATTATCTAATAAGTCAATACCTCTATCTTTTACGCCTTTCAAGCATAGCTTTCTCAACAAGTCAAAGTTAGATGTCCCTTTCGGGATGCCTAACTCT